TCAATGCGAGCGTAGGTCTTCATCGTTGTCACCACTCCACCAGAACCAGGCCGTTGCTGCCGGTGCCGCCCGAGAAGCCGTTGCCGCTCGCGCCGCCGCCGCCGTCGCCCCAGCTCGTGCCGCCCCAGCCATTCGCGCCGTTGCTGCTGCCGGGGCCGCGGCCGGCCCCGCCGCCATCGCCGCCGCGCGCGACGCCTGGCACTGCGTCCGAGCCCTGCGCGCCGTAGAATGACAGATTGCTGCCGATGATCGTGCCGCCGGGGCCGCCGATGCCGGAGCCGGACAGACTGCCGACGCCGCCGCCGCCGCCGCCGAGCGCCGAGCAGAGCGTGCCGAAGCTGCTGGTGCCGCCGTAATTGCCGTTGCTCGCCGACGTGCCGCCTGTGCCGCCGATACCGATGGTGATCGGATACTGGGTGCCGGGTGTCACGCCATACAGCCACAGCACGCCGCGCCCGCCCGAGCCGCCGCCGCCGCCGCCGACATTCGTTGCACTGCTGCCGCCGCCGCCGCCGCCCGCGCCGATCAGCGTCACCTTCAGCCGCGTGATCTGCGGCGGCACAGTGAACGTGCCGTTGGCGAAATACGACGCGGAGAAGATCACCCCCGGCGTCAGGTCGGGCAGCTTCCATTGCGCGAAGCGCGTGGCAGCGGCCGTCGCGATGTTCGACTGGCTCAGCGCGGTCTGCCCGGCCGCGACATCGATCGTCGCAAGACCGATCCACCCCGCATCGGCCGCCGGCGCGACCTCCGACCCCGTCGGCGCCACCGTGCCGGCCTTGAGCTGCACCGTCACCGTCTGCTGGCGCACCGTCACCTGCGCCCCGCCGCTGTTGCCGGGGCCGAGATATGGCAGCGCGGGGTTGGAGGCGTTGTAGTACGGCAGCACCACCGGATCGACGTCGGCTTCGACGAACTGGCCCTGGACCAGATAGACGATGCTGGTGCCGGCAGCGGTCGGGGCCGTCACGGTCAGCGTCGCGGGCGCCAGCATGATGCCCATCTTGACCAGCGCCGTGCCCGACGCCGACGGCAGCGAGCCATAGGAGCTGGTATCCAGCGACCCGTACTCGGTGATGCTGCCGGGGCCGACGACGACCGTCATCGACGGCGGAATCGATGCCGCCACCTGCAACCCGTCGACGGCGGTCGTGGTGCCCAGGGCTGCCGACATCATCCCGTGCAACGCGATCATCGTGTTGCGATTGGTGTTGAGCAGATCAGTGTCGAGCGGAATCTCGCCAGGATAGACGATGATGCGATCCATCGAGTCCTCGTGCGGTTGAGCCGTAATGTGTCGGCTTCAGTTGGAGATGCGCGTCCAGGCGGTCACCGCGACCGGCACCGTCGCCGCGATCGCGGCGTTGATGTCGGCGTCCGACACTTCCAGCGGAACCTGCGGCAGACTGGCATATTCCATGGCACCGCTGCCGTAGCCGCCGGGGCTCGATGTGACCGGCAGGCTGTTGTAGCCGCCGACGAACGGCAGTCCGACGCCGAACGGTCGGTATGCCGTCACGAACACCTGGAACGGATGCGCAAGGCTGCCCCAGCCGCCGGCAACGCCGTAGCCGAGCATGGTGCCCCAGGCGCCGGTATCGGCGGGACGCGCCGGCTCGAACACGACAGGGGCGCGGCCGGTCAGCTTGGTGAGCACGGACGTCAAGGCCGGCCGCGTCGCCCGCGGGCGGAACAGCGCCGCCTGGATGCGCGCACGAAAGGCGCTGTCGGTCTCGCCGGATTTGCGCGGCAGCACGGCGCCGAAGAAATCCTGCGCGATCAGATCGAGGAAGCTGTCGGTCGCCGTCGCGATCCGCGTCTGCAATCTGACATAGCCGAGCATCGCATAGAGCCAGGCCCAGCCTTCGGAAATTCCGGCCAGCAGGCTCGACAGCACCGGTGCAGCATCCGGAAACCAGCGCAGCGGCAGCAATGCCAGCAGCCGCGCCTTCATGTCGTTGGCGTCGCCGGTCATCTCAATACACCGTCACGCTGCCGGGCATCACGACGCCGTTCTGCCCGGGAATGACATCGTTGGTGCTGCCGTTGATCTGCACACCGAACACGTTAGCCACCGACGGGGAGGTCTGATAGGCGATCTGTGCGAGTTTCGACCACGGCAGCGTCGCGCCGACCGGCAAGGAAGCGATGAAATTCGACACGGCCGTCCCGACCTGCGCCGTGACAGCGCCATGCGTCGCGGTTGCCGCCGTCGCAATCGTCATCGTCACGTTTGCCGTATGCACGACCGGCCCAACCACCGTCCAGGTCGAGCCCACCGGCCGCATCGCCTCGATCGCCGCGGAAACCGTGCTCAGCAGCGAATTCGGCGGCGACCCGCTGCCGTCATCGACGGTCACGACGAAGACGCCAGGCTGATAGGCACCGGATTGCGTCGCGTTCTCCTGGATCGTGTATTGCAGGCCCGGTTGCACCGAGGCCACCGCGTAGCCGACCGCCGACGTCGTTGCCCGAAACAGGCTGGACAGATACGCGGTGAAGCGCGTTCGCAGCGCCGCGTCGCTTTCGGCATCCAGCCCGCCAGTGGTCGCATTCGCGTTCGTCACCGTGTCCACACCCGGCAAGGACGCGACGATCAGGCTGATCGCGCCTGACTGCACGTTGCCCGCACTGCCCGCCACCGACGCCGCGACCGGCACGCTTACCGAAGCGACGCCAAACGCCAGCGTGTAGCCGTTCTGCGCGGAGTTCCAGGCGGCATTGGTCGTATCGACCGTCACGGCGAAGGTCTGCGAACCGTCCGACGTGCGCACCAACGTGCCCGCCGGCACCAGCGCCACGGTCGTCGGCGAGAAGCGCGAAAAGGTCACGATGCCGACCGCAGATGCAGCGCCCAGACGCGTCAATCCGAAATCGGCCATCCAGCTATCGAGGTCGCTCGCACTGCTGGTGGCCGCCCGCGTGGTCTGCAGCACCTGCAGCGTCAGCCACTGCATCCACAGGCCGAGGCCGGCGTTCGCTTCGAGAACCGCCCGCAGCACACTGCCAACGGTGAGATCGAGCACACTTTGCGCTGCCGCCTGTACGGCTGCCGCCGCCGAGGAGACGATCGTGTCGAACGTGCGAAGTTGCAGTTGCATGGCTCAGACTGCTCCGACGGTAAAGCTCAGCACCTGCGTCTCGCCGGTCGTGCTGTCGGCATACTGGATCTGCACGGCGACGGTGCCGATCGCCTCGGAGGCGACGCTGATCACCGGCGCGGGGGACTGCGACACCACGGATTCCTGAAAGATTTGGCTGCGGATCACAGACCGGATGCGCGCGGCATCGGCGGGCTGCCCGACGAATTGTCCAAGGCCCGCGCCATAGCCGGGATTCCACAGATAGTCGCCGGGATTGGTCAGCAGACGACGCAGCACGCGCTGCTGCCCGAGTTGCGCTGTAGCGACGATCGCGAGATCGCCGGATGGCCCGATCGCAAGATCGTTGCCGTAAAACTGTGCCAGGTCGGGCATCGCTCACTCCGCGTCTGGTGCGGTGGTCGGCCCGGTCGTGCCGCCGCCGGATTGTACGCCGCCATGCATGTGCGCGTCGTAATTGCCGCGCAGACGGTCAAGACTGCCGTGCCGATCGTACACGTCGCCGTTGACATGCAGATCGCCGTTGACGCGGACGGTGCCGTCGGCCACCAGCTTGATGAAGCTGCCGGACTGGTGCACCAGCCAGACTTCGCCGACGGGCGCGCCCGGCGTCGGCGACCTGTCGCTCCAGGCGCCGCCGACGATCACGCCGTGGTCGCCCTCGCCGTCCTGCGGCAGCACGAACACCTGCTGCCCCTGCATCGGCGGCACGCTCAAACCCCAGCCCGCCCCGACCCACGGGCTCAGCACCGGCAGCCAGCCGGTGACGACGCCCTCCGGCTGCAACGCGACCTTTGCCGCGTGCCGTGCCGGATCGACGCTGACGACGGTGCCGAAGCGCGGCCGCCCGGCGGACAAATCCTGCGCGCCGGCCTGCGCCTTCAACGCGTTGAGGAATCGCTGCATCGTTCACCCCGCCGATGTCGCACGCGCGCGCACGCGCTGCGTGAAGCCGCGCGAGCTGTGCAGCCGCCGCTCGATCTCGTCGATCCGCAGAACCGTGTCGAAGATCGTACCCGAGCCTTGCAGCAAGACTGAGGTGCGCGGCGTCAACACTAGTTCGCCGGGCATCTCCAGGCTTGCGACCAGTTCGTGCCGCGTCAGGTCCTGCAGCACGTTCTCCGCATAGGTCTGCGCCGCA